GCGCCCGCTGCCGCCGGCCCTGGCTATCGCGACGAGAAGACACAGACCGAGCGCGTGCGCCGGCAGCTGTTGCAGCTGGAGCTCGAGGAGAAGCAGGACCGCCTGCGCCCCCGGGCCGAGGTCGAGGCAGCGATGACGACCTGCGGCCGGCGCCTGCGCGACAGGCTCGGTCGCGAGATGGAGCGGTGGGCCGTGCCCTTGGCGCAGCTGACCGGACACGACCAGACAGAGCTGCGCGACTTCCTGCGCGAACGCGCGACGGAGCTGCAGCAGGCCCTGGCCGAATCCCTGGCCGGCGTGGACGACAGCGTCCAGGCCGAGGACGACGAAGGCGAGGAGGATGCCGATGACCAAGCTGCGGCGTAGTACCCTCGCCATAGTGGCGGGCGCCCTGGCGGTTGGCCTGATGCCAGATCCGGTGATCCAGCCGAGCAGCTGGGCCTCCGAGAACGTGGTCGTGCCGGACGGGCCTTTTGCCGGAGAACGGTGGTCCCGGGACGAGGCGCCCTATGCCGCCGAGATCCTGGACAGCCTGGCGCTGCACGAGCCCTGCAACCGGGTGACGGTGCGCAAGAGCGCGCAGACCGGCCTGACCTTGGTGGGTCTGGCCTGGCTGGGATACATCGCCACGGTGGCGCCGGCCGATGCCCTGGTGGTGCAGCCGACACAGGACGCGCATCAGCGCTTCAATCGCGAGAAGCTGCAGCGCCTGATCGATTCCTCGCCGGCAGTGAAGGCGAAGATCTCGCCGATCGCCAGCCGGTCGGGCGAAGGCTCGACCTCGGCGCACAAGCGCTTCCCGGGTGGCGGCATCACCCTGGGCATTGCCAGTTCGGCGGCGGCGCTGCGCTCGGCCACGGTGCGCTATGTCATGGCGGACGAGGTCGATGAGTATCCGGCCGACGTGGACAACCAGGGCGACCCGATGGAGATGCTGGCGGCCCGCCAGATATCCTTCGGCCGCGACGGTCGCTGGAAGCGTCTGGAGATCTCGACGCCGACGCTGTCGCGGCTGAGCCGCATCGACGCGGCCTACGATGAAGGCGACGGGCGGCAGTGGGTCTGCCCCTGTCCGCATTGCGGCGGGGACCAGGTGCTGAAGCCCGAGCAGGTGCGCGGCGCCGAGCGGGCGCCGTTCAATGCGTTCCTGGTCTGCGAGGCCAACGGCTGCGTGATCACGGAAGCGGATCGCTGGCTGATGGTTGGGCAGGGCCGCTGGGTCGCGCAGCGGCCGTGGGTGGAGCGGCATCGCTCCTATCACGTCGATGCGCTGATGAGCCGCCTGGTCACCCTGGACCAGTTCTGGGCCCAGGAGGTTGCGAGCCGGGAGAACCCGCAGAAGCGGAAGGCCTTCCTGAACCTCTGGTGCGGCCAGGTCTACGAAGGCGAGGGCGAGGCCCCCGCCTGGCAGGACTTGCAGCGCCGCGCCCAGGAAATCGACAGCCATGCGGTCGGAGAGATCCCGGCCTGGGTACTGTTCACCACCGCCGGCGTGGACGTCCAGGCCGATCGCCTGGAGGTCTCGTTGTGGGGCTGGGGCGTCGGGCGGACGAGCGCGCTGGTCGAACACAAGGTCTTCTCGGGCGACACCTCGGCCCCGGATGTTTGGGCCGAGCTGACAGCCTGGTGGGCCGAGGCCAAGGAGACCCGGGACGGGCGCAATCTAAACCTGGCGGTGACAGCGGTAGACAGCGGCTTCCGGCCGGCGATGGTGCACGACTGGTGCCGCAGCAAGCAGGGTGCGATCGCGGTGAAGGGTGCCAGCACCACGACCCGGACGGACTGGGCCCTGTCGAACCCGAAGACGATTCACTACACGCCGCGGGGCAAGCCGTCGCGGCGGGCCGGTGCCAACCGCCTGGTGGGCACCTGGCGAATGAAGAGCGAGATCTACTCCGCCCTGGAGATGGAGGGACCGCGGCCGGACGGGAACTTCCCACCGGGCTTTGCCTTCCTGCCGACCGGCGCACCGGACGACCTGTTCCAGCAGATCGTCTCGGAGCAGCTGGTGCGCATCGAGCGCAAGGACGGCCGGGTGGACTATGCCTGGCGGCTCCTGCCGCAGACACGCAACGAGGTGCTGGACTGCGCGGTCTATGCCCGGGCGGCCGCCTATCACTTGGGCATGGAGCAATGGACCACGCAGCAGTGGCAGGACATGGCGGCCCGCGCCGGCGCCCAGGCCGCCGCCGCGGCCAACGCGCAGCTGGACCTGCTGCAGGCCGTGCACCGTCCGCCGGCCGAAGAGCAGGCGACCACGAAGACCGAGAAGCCGAAGGCTGGCGGCAAGCTGGCCGCCCGTCTGAAACGGTACAACCAGGGAAGCTGAGATCATGACGAAAGCCGAGCGGCTGGCGGAAGCGGAAGAGGCGTTGCATCGCCTGCTGACCGGGGCGTCCGTGGCGTCGGCCCGGGATGCGACGGGGCGGCAGGTGACCTATACACAGGCGACCCGCCGGGACCTGGAGGCCTATATCGCGCAGTTGAAGGCCGAGCTGGGGCAGAAGCCCCGCCGTGCCTTGAGGGTGGTCTTTTGATGGCGGCCGCTCAGAAATCCTCGATCCTGGACAAGACGGGCCATCCCTATGCCCTGCCGGACGCCAAGTCCAAGGCCCGGGGCATGGCAGCCTATGACGCCGGCGATCCCTTCAGCCAGGAGCTGATGACCTGGGATCCGCCGACGATGTCGGCGGACTCGGCCTACCTGCCCGAGCGCGAGCGCATCGCGGCGCGGCTGCACGACCTGGTGCGCAACGACGGCTGGGCCAGCGGCACGGTGACCAGCTTCGTGAACGCCGCCATCGGCTCGCAGTTCCGCCTGAACAGCCGGCCCGACTATCGGGCACTGGGAATCAGCTTCGAGGCTGCGCGGCAGCTGGGCAAGGAGATCGAGGCGCAGTGGCGCCAGTTCGCCAACGACCCGCGCTGCTACGCCGATGCCTCGCGCCGGACGACGGTGACCGGCCTGTTCTACCAGGGCTTCCGGCATCGCATCATTGATGGCGAGACCCTGATGGTGCCGGGGTACAAGCCGCGGCCGGGCTGGGGCTGGACCACGAACTTCCGCCTGGTGCATCCGGAGCGGCTGTCGAACCCGAACCACGCGCCGGACACGGCCTATCTGCGCGGCGGGGTCGAGCTGGACGACGATGGCGCGGCGGTCGCCTACCACTTCCGCAAGGCGCACCCCGGCGACTGGCACATGATGGCCAGCGAGTTCTATGCCTGGGAGCGCGTGCCGCGCGAGACGGCCTGGGGCCGGCCCCAGGTGATCCACTACTTCCTGCCGACCGAGGCGGAGGAGACCCGCGGGATCAGCCCGCTGGCCCCTGTCGTCCGGCGCATGAAGATGAACCAGAAGTACGAGTCTGCCGAGCTACAGGCGGCTGTCGCCAATGCGGTGCTGGCGGCCTACATCGAGACCAGCCTGCCGCCGGAAGCGGCAGCGGACCTGCTGAGCGGGCAGAACGAGTGGGAGAACCACAACGAACGGCGCATGGACTTTTACGAAGAGGCGCCGGTGAAGCTGAATGGGATGCGGATCCCGTCCTGCCAAGCGGCGACGGGATCAAAATGCCCATGGCGTCCCGGCCGAACCGGGAGGCAGCGGACTTCGTGAACGCCAGCCTGCGCAATCTCAGCGCCGCGTCGGGGCTGAATCCCAGCACGATCAGCCGTGACTACAGCCAGACAAACTACAGCAGCGAGCGGGCTGCCATGCTGGAGGCCTGGCGCACCATCACGGCGGAGCGCCAGTTCTTCGCGCAAGGCCTGGCATCGCCCATGCTTCTCTGCTTCCTCGAGGAGACCTTCGATCGCGGCTACATCGAGCCGCCGCCAGGCGCCCCGGAGTTCTGGGAAGCCCCGGCGGCCTACCTGCAGGGCGACTGGATCGGGCCCGGCCGCGGCTGGGTGGACCCCGTCAAGGAAGCTGTTGCCGCCGGAACCCGGCGCGTCAACCGCGTGTCCACGCTGGCCCGCGAGAATGCCGAGCAGGGCCTGGACTGGGAAGAGACCCTGGAGCAGCTGGCGGCCGAGCGGCGCCAGATGGAAGAACTGGATCTGGGTCCCATGGACGATGGCGAGACGGCCTATCGCGAGACCGACAGCGAGGGCAACAGCGTCCAGGTCGGCGGCGAGAGCAGCGACGGCAACGGGAGCTAACGCATGACGTCACATCCTTTTCTGGCCGCGCGCCTGTTTGGCACGCCGGTCCTGGCGGAGCCCCGCAAGGCCGAGGTGGTGGCCCGCGTCCTAGCCCCACGGCTGGGCTTGGGCCAGCAGGTGGAGATCCGCAGTGATGCTCCACCTGCCGACCAGAGCTTCTGGGCCAGTCCGCCGCCGGCGTCCCGTTTCGGGGCACCGAACCTGGGCCCGCTGCAGGAGAGCGCAATGCGCGAAGCCTGTGGCGGGAACGGCTATCTGCTGGATCCGCTGAACGGAATCGCGGTGATCGAGGTCAAGGGCACCCTGGTGCACAAGTCCGGCCATGTCCGGGCCTCAAGCGGCGAACTGGGCTACGACGGCCTGGGCGCCCAGCTGACCGCCGCGCTCGAGGACAGCCGCGTCCGGGGGATCCTGCTGGATTGCCACTCCGCAGGCGGCGAAGTGGCCGGTTGTTTCCAGTTCGCGGACCGCGTTCGTGAGGCCGGCGACGTGAAACCGGTGATCGCACTGGCCGACGAAATGGCCTATTCGGCCGCATACGCCATCGCGGCCGCTGCCGACGAGGTCTGGCTGGCCAGCGAGACGGCCGGCGTGGGCTCGATCGGCGCGATCCTGTTGCACGTGGACTTCACCGGCGCCCTGGACGACGCGGGGATCAAGGTGACGGTCCTGCGCAGCGGTGATCGGAAGGCGGATTTCAACCCCTTCGAGGCGCTGAGCGACGACGTCCAGGCGCGCGAACAGCGCGAGCTGGACCAGGTGCGCGATCTCTTCGTGCGACGAGTGGCGGACTGGCGTGGCCTGCCGGATGACACGGTCTATGGGACAGAGGCCGGAACCTACACGGGCCGTGATGCCCTGGAGATCGGCCTTGCCGATGGTATCGGCGCGCCCGAAGCCGTCTATGACGCCTTCGCACAGCGCCTGAAGGAGCTGTCTGCAGCGCCGGCGGCCTGACAGCCGGCCCTCACCCCGCCGTTGGACGGCGGACATTCCAAAGGAGAAAGCCATGGGTAAGCGATTTGGACTGCTCAGCCGCAAGGCTGAGGAGGAGACGGCGGAGTCCGTCGAAGAGGAAGAGACCGAGGCCGAGAACGCCGAGGACACCGAAGCCGAAGAGGCCGAGGAGACCGAGGCGGAGGGCGCCGAAGCCGAAGATGAAGAGGCCGAGGAGGAGTCCGCGGAGGACGAGGACAAGGAGATGTCCGAGCGCGGCCGTGAGCGTAAGCGGATCGCCTCGATCCTGCGCTCGAAGGAGGCCAAGGGCCGCATGTCGGCCGCCATGGCCTTTGCCCTGGACACGGACATGGAGCCCAAGGCCGCGAAATCGGCGCTGGCCGGGATGTCAAAGGACTCTGGCAGCGGCTTCGACACCCGCATGCAGCAGGCCGCGCAGCCGGACCTGGGGCCGGGCGGCAAGCCTGGGGCGGACAAGAGCAATCCGGCCGCCTCGATCCTGGGCAACTACCAGAAGATGGGCGGCCAGGTGCCGTCAAAACAGCGCGGCTGACGAACAGGGCCGCTTCACAGGGGGCGAAGGCGCTTTTCAGCCTCAAGATATTGAAAGGATAGAGCCATGCCTGCGGATTCCGCTGAGTTCGAGTACCAGCCGGGGCACTTCGTCTCCGGCGATTTTCCCATCCACACCCAGCCGGTGACCATTGCTTCGGGCGAAGAGCTCGAGGCGCGCAGCGTGCTGGGCCAGGTGACCGCTGACGGTACCTTCAAGCTGTCGGCATCGGGCGCCAGCGACGGTTCCGAGACGCCGAAGGCGATCCTGGCCTATGCGGTGGACGCATCGGGCGGGGCCGTCGAGGCCGCCGTCTACATGTCCGGCAGCTTCGATCCGGACAAGCTGGTCTACGGCACCGGCCACGATGCCGAATCCGTTGCCCAGGCCCTTCTGGGCAGCCCGATCTTCCTGCGCAAGCCGGATCAGCGCTGAGCCTGAGCTGCCAGTTTCAACCCATTGCCCGGCAGCGTGCCGGCAGACCGAGGAGCAAGTATCATGGATGTGACCCTGTACGATACGCGCACGCTGCTGCGCGTGGTCGAGGACCTTTACGGACCGTCGACCTTTATCCTGGAGACCTTCTTTGCCCAGGAACAGACCTTCGACACCGAGATGATCGACTTCGACCTGGTGAAGACGGCCCAGAAGCTGGCCCCTTTTGTCAGCCCGATGGTCCAGGGCCGCCCGATGCGCGGTCGTGGGACCACCACCCGGTCTTTCAAGCCGGCCTACCTGAAGCCCAAGGATGCCGTCGATCCCAACCGCCCCTTCAAACGCCGAGCCGGCGAGCGCTACATGGGCGAGATGACCCCGGCGCAGCGACGCGATGCGGTGATCGCCGACATCCTGCGCGATCACACAATCGGCATCGACCTGCGCCTGGAATGGATGGCCGTCCAGGCCATGGTCAATGGCAAGGTGACGGTCTCAGGCGAAGACTACGAAACCGTGGAGGTGGACTTCGGGCGCGATTCCGAGCTGTCCATCCAGCTGACCGGGGGTGCCCAGTGGGGCGAGGCCGGCGTGAAGCCGACCGAGGACCTGGAAGAGTGGTTCGAACTGGTCGGCGACAAGTCCTCGGCCCCGGTGACCGACGTGGTGATGGACACCAAGGCCTGGCAGCTGCTGCGCGCGGACGAGGACTTCCGGGACACCCTGGACAATCGCCGCGGCACCTCGGCCAGCTTCGAGCTGGCGCCGGACAGCCGGATCAATGTCCAGTGGAAAGGCAGCACCGGCACCACCGATTACTGGGTCTATACGGCCAAGTACGAGGACGACGACGGGAACCAGGTGCCCTTCCTTCCGGAACACACGGTTATCCCGGCCAGCCGCCTGATCGAAGGTGTCCAGGCCTTCGGCGGGATCAAGGACCCCCGTGCCGGGTATGTGCCGGCCCGCTGGTGGCCGAAGAACTGGATCAACGACGATCCGCCGACCGAGTTCGTCATGACCCAGTCGGCACCGCTGGTGATCCCGTCGCGGCCCAACGCTGCGGCCTGCATCCGCGTGCGCGAGCCGGCCTGATCGCAGGCTGACGCCTGACCATCCAACGACGAAAGGCCCCGGGTGACCGGGGCCTTCGTATTTTCGGAGAAGAGACATGAGCAAGGACAAGAAGCTGACGATCGTGCCGACGATCACCCTGAAGATCGAGCGCGGCGGATCGCGCTTGGTGGCCGGCAAGGAAGCCTCGGTGAAGGAAGCGGAGGCCCATCGCCTGGTGAAGGCCGGCCGCGCGAACTGGCCCGCCGGCAATGCCGCGCCCAAGCCGGCGAAGCCCGAGGGCGAGGCCCTGACGGCCGCGATCTCCGAGGCCATCGGCAAGATGGACCGGTCGGACCAGGAGCAGATGACCGCCGCCGGCGTGCCCTCGACTTCGGCCCTGGCGCAGATGCTGGGCTACAGCGTATCCGCCGAAGAGCGGGACGCGGGCTGGGCGCGCTTCCAGGAGCAGAACCCCGGTCTGTTCAAGGACTGATCCATCATGGCCCTGGACTGGGACAGCCTGACGGTGCGGCCGGTGGCCGGGATCTTCGCGCAGGACGTGGAGTACCGGCCGCTGGACGCCGCCGACTGGATCGAGACGCGCGGCATCTTCAACGAGCCGCACGAGCTGATCCAGCTGGGCCAGGTGCCCATGGGCGACACCCAGCCTTCGCTGGACCTGCGCCTGGAGGACCTGCCGGGCGTGGATCCCCAGCAGGGCGACCTGGTTCGGCTGTCCGACAGCCGGGTCTTCGAGGTCTGCGATCCGCCGGAACGGCAATCCGAGCCGGCGGTGCGGCTGCGCCTGATGCAGGTGGGGAACGGCAATGTCTGAGGATCTGCCCTGGCGCACGGCCCTGCGGCATGAGGCGCTGCCGCTGATCAAGGCGGCGCTGCCGGACCTGGCCGCGAAGGTTTTCGACTCCCCGGTGACACCGCGGGCTTCGGAGCAGCTGCCCTATATCCTGATCCACACGCCGTCGACGCGGTACGAGAACGTCAGCCAGGAAGTGCACATGCCGTCCTTCCGGGAACGGCAGCGCCTGCAGATCGAGCTCCACGATACGGCCGGAGGCGGGGACGACCTGGCTACACGGCTGGACGAGAAGGCACTGACGATCGAGGGCGCCCTGATGAGCGATCCCGACTGGGTCAACCTGGCCAGTCATATCGATCTGGTGGAGACGACGAACGAGACCGACGGCGAGGGATCGCAGCGCAAGGCGGTGGCCACCCTGGTGATCGAGGCGTGGCGTGAGATCGACTTCGAGCCGAAGGTCGAAGACACGCTGAAGAGCCTGCGCTTCGAGGTGGACGTGATCGATCCGGCCGCCGACCCGAACCGACAGTATCCCGGCCCCGACGGCCGCATTGAAGTCGGAGGCGACTTCGACATCCCGCAAGAGGAGTGAGGACCATGTACGTGAAGCCTCGAGCCGGGGCGCTGGTGCGCGACCCCGAGACGATGAAGCCTGTGCCGGCGAAAGGCCGGGACGTGCCGCGATCCAGCTACTGGCTGCGCCGCCTGCAGGCGGGCGAGCTGGAGCAGGCCCAGAAGCCCAAGCGCCGCCAGGCGGGCGCCAGCAAGAAGGAGGACTAAGCCATGGCGGTGTCTTTCGAGCGTATCCCCGCGAACGTCCGCGTGCCGCTATTCTATGCGGAGGTGGACAACAGCCAGGCCAGCTACTTCCAGATCCAGCAGTGCGCGCTGCTGATCGGGCAGATGCTCGAGGCCGGCGATGCCGAGGCCGAGGTCCCAGTGCTGGTCAGCACGGCCGACCAGGCCCGCGGCCTGTTCGGCAATGGCTCCATGCTGCATCGCATGATGCAGGCCTATCGCCGCAACGACGACTTCGGCGAAGTCTGGTGCCTGCCGCTGACGGATGCCGACGCGGCTGCCGCGGCGAGCGGCAGCCTGGAGATCTCCGGCACGGCCACCACGGCCGGGCAGGTGAACCTCTACATCGCCGGCGAGCGGATCCGCACGGCGGTCAGCGTCGACGACGATGCCGAAGACGTGGCCGCCGCCATCGTCGAGGACGTCAACGCCATCACGGCCCTGCCGGTGACGGCGGAGGTGGACGGCACCACGGCTTCGAAGGTCAACCTGACGGCGCGCCACGGCGGCGACCTGGGCAACGAGATCGACCTGCGCCTGAACTTCCTGGGCAATGCCGGCGGCGAGCGCACGCCGGACGGCCTGGAGATCACCGTCACGGCCATGGCCGACGGCTCGGGAGATCCCGAGATCGCCGACGCCCTGGCCCAGCTGGGGGACGAGGAGTACGACTTCGTCGCCATGCCCTATACCGACACGGCGAACCTGGATGCCGTGAAGGAGGAATGGGGCGACGTGACGGGCCGCTGGTCCTGGTCGAAGCAGATCTATGGCCATGTCTTCAGCGCTATGCAGGGCACGCTGTCAGAGCTGAACACCTTTGGCACCGGCCGCAACGACCCGCATGTGACGGTGGTCGGCTATGACGGCAGCCCGACACCGCCCTGGGAATGGGCGGCAGCCTGGACTGGCCAGGCGGCGGTCAGCCTGCGGACGGATCCGGCGCGGCCGTTGCAGACCCTGCCGCTGCAGGGCGTCCTGGCGCCCCGCTCGGAGAAGCGTTTCACGATCAGCGAGCGGCAGACGCTGCTGTTCGACGGCATCGCCACCTGGGCGGCGAGCGAGGACGGCACGGTGCGCATCGAGCGCTCCATCACGACGTACCAGCAGAACGAATACGGCGAGCCGGACCCCAGCTACCTGGACGTCCAGACACTGTTCCAGCTGGCCTACATCATCCGGCGCATGCGCCAGGCGGTGACCCAGAAGTTCGGCCGCCACAAGCTGGCCAACGACGGCACGCGCTTCGGGGCCGGCCAGGCGATCGTAACGCCGCGGATCATCAAGGCGGAGCTGGTCGCGCAGTACGCCGCGATGGAGGAGCTGGCGATCGTCGAGAACCGCGAGGCCTTCCAGGAGGCCCTGGTGGTCGAGCGCAACGCCACGGATCCGAACCGCGTGGACGTGCTCTATCCGCCGGACCTGGTGAACCAGCTGCGGGTCTTCGCCCTGCTGGCCCAGTTCCGCCTGCAGTATCCTGAGTGAGGCCCCGCGCCTCCCGATCTTTCGAGGAGTAAAGACCCATGAGCAAGCGCATCGCCGGGACCTGCTATTTCAAGGCGGATGGCGAGTCCTTCAACCTGCGGGGCAGCTTCACGGTGAGCCCCGATCCCTACGAACGGGAAGGTGTGGCCGGCCTGGACGGCGTCCACGGCTACACCGAAAACCAGCGGGTGCCCTATATCGAGGGCGAGATCTCCGACCACGCGGACCTCTCGCTGAAGCGGATCCGCGAGATGACCGACGTGACCATCACGGCCGAGCTGGCGAACGGTAAGACGTACGTCCTGCGCAACGCCTGGGCCGCGTCGGCCCGCGACCTGAACGCCGGCGAGGGCAGCATGACGCTGCGCTTCGAGGGCCTTGAATGCGAGGAGATCTGACATGGATCAGACAGTCAGACTGAGACAGGCCGTTCAGGCCCACGGCAAGGAAATCGAGACCCTGGTCCTGCGCGAGCCGACGGGCGAGGACATCACGGTCTGCGGCTATCCCATGAAATTCGGCGACGGCGAGGCGCAGCCCGAGGCCAAGGCGATCTCGAAATATATCGCGCGCCTGGCGGACGTCCCGCCCAGCACCGTCAAGCAGCTGAGCACCGCCGATTACAACGAGTGCCTGATGGTGATCATGGGTTTTTTCATGCCGCCGGAGTCCCTTCAGCAGAACCAGACCATGGGGTCGGCCTGATCGACCGCCTGTTCGACCTGGCCTATTTCTGGCGCTGGGGCCCGGCCGAGCTGGGGCAGGTCCGCCTGTCGCAGCTGCGGCTCTGGGAAGCCCAGGCCCGCCGGATAGGCCAGGAAATCAATCCGTCGAACCCTCACTGAGGCAGCCATGTCCGATCGTCGCTTCAGCGTGCAGGCCATCGTCTCGATGGTCGACCGCATTAGCGGGCCCATGCGCCGGATGACCAATGCCATGCGCGGGCCGCGCCGGGCCTTCGGCAACCTGGCCTCCGCAGCCGGACGCCTGGGCACCCAGCTGGGTCTGATCGGTGCGGCCGGCGGCGGGGCCGTCTTCGGCATGCACCGCTTCATGTCCGGGGTGTCGGACCTGGGCGTCCAGGCCGAGCAGGCGGCAGAGCGCTTGAAGGTCTCCACGGAGTGGCTGTCCCAGTGGCAGCAGGTGGGCCGGCAGTTCGGCATCGATCCTGGCGACCTGGCGGACGGCATGCGCGAGCTGGCCATGCGTGCGGACGAGTTCGTGATGACGGCCGGCGGGCCGGGGGCCGAAGCCTTCGAACGCCTGGGCCTGTCGATCGAGGACCTGCGCAAGACCGGCGGCGACACCGACAAGCTGTTCGAGCTGATCATCGACAACATCCGCGACATGGACAACGTGGCCGCGCAGGCGCGCGTCGTGGACGAGCTGTTCGGCGGCCAGGCCGGCGAGCGCTTCACCGAGATGCTGTCGGCCAGCCAGTCGGAGATGGAGGCCTTCCAACAGGCCGCCGTGGAGTCCGGTCGCGTGATCGATGACGAGATGGGTGAGGGCCTGCGGGCTTATGGCCGCTCCATGACCAGCCTGATGCAGAGCACAGAGGGCTTGCGCATCGCCATCGGGACATCGCTCGTGCCGGTCCTGATGCCGCTGATCGAGCAACTGACGGACTGGATCCAGGCGAACCGCGACCTGATCGCCACCAAGGTGGAGACCTTCGTGGAGCGGCTGGCCACCTGGCTGCAGGAGGTGGACTGGACGGCCGTGCTGGAGGGGCTGCAGACCTTCGCCGATCGCGTGGGTGCGGCCGTGGACTTGATCGGCGGCTGGGACAACGCCCTGGTCGGCCTGATCGCCGTGCTGAACGGCCCGCTGATCGCGGCCCTGGTCTCGGTCGGTGCGGCGATCGTCAAGCTTGGCGCCGTGCTGCTTGCCAATCCCATAGGTCTTGCGGTGGCCGGGATCGCCTTGGCTGTCACGGCCATCTATCAGAACTGGGGCGGCATCGGGGATTGGTTCGAAAAGCGCCTGGGCAACCTGGAGAATATCTTCAGCGGTACCTTTGAATGGATCATCGGCCTGCTGACCGGCGATTTTGCACGCTCGGCCGAGGGCGTGAAGGAGGTCATGCGCGGCATGGACGGTGTTTTCAAGAGCACTTGGGAAGCCATCGAGGGAATCGTCAGCTGGGCCTGGGGCGAGATCAGTCCGATCCTGGACAAGTTCGGCCTGCTGGAGCCCATCAAGACGGCCTGGGACGGGCTGAAGAACAGCTTCGATAATATTCTCGGCACGATCGAGGGCCTCTTCGAGGACGCCTGGAATCTGATCGAGCCGATCGTGAACAGCATGAAGGACGCGGCGGACCTGCCTGGCCGGATCGGCACGGGGCTGGCGAACTTCGGATCTAGCCTGAAGTTCTGGGAAGACGACGAGGACGAGGCCGCGCAGGCGCGGCAGGCGCCCGGCGCGCAGGGCTACCAGCAGGGCTCGATCCTGCGCGAGGCGCAGCGGCGCTGGGGCGGCCAGCTGGACGTGCGCTTCCACAATGCGCCGGACGGCATGCGCGTGGAGTCCACCTCGGATGAAGACATGGACGTGAAGGCCGATACCGGAAACCATCCACTGGCGAGCGGAGCAGCCCCATGAGCTGGCGCGAGCGTTTGCGCCCCGGCAGCTTCCGGGGCGTCGGCTTTCATCTGGACGCGGACGACCGGCCGGCAGGCCGGCGGGCACAGGTGCACGAGTACCCGCAGCGGGACGAGCCCTACACCGAGGATTTGGGGCGGCAGACGCGCCGCTTCCGCATCTCGGCCTATCTGCTGGGGCCGGACTATGACCAGGAGCTGCAGGCACTGATCGAAGCGCTGGACCAGGCGGGCCCCGGCACGCTCGTCCATCCCTTCTATGGCGAGCTGCAGGTGGTCTGCCTGGGCGACGGCACGCGGATCTCGCACGACCGGCGCGAAGGCGGCTATTGCCGCATCACCATGTCCTTCGTGGAGGCGGGCGCCCTGCGTTATCCCGAGGGGCAGGTGAACAGCCGCGTGCAGACGCGCAGCTCGGCCGACCTGCTGGACCAGGCGGCACTGGCGGACTTCGCCGCCACCTTCGACGTGACGGCCTGGCCCGACTATGTGCGCGATGCGGCCACCGGCCTGGCGGACGAGCTGTCGTCTTTCATCTCCGACGGCTTCATGGCGGCGCCGCTGGAACTCACCGGCCTGCTGTCGTCCTTCGTCTCCTCGGCGACCGGCGCCCTGTCGGCGCCCATGGACCTGGGCCGGGCGGTCCAGGGGTTGGTGGGGGATGCCGCCGGCCTGATGGACAGCGGGGACCGGCTGGAGCCGCTGCTGGATCTGGGCCGCTTCTCGGGCAGCGGGGGTCCGACCTATTTCGACACGCCGGCCCGGCGGGCCCAGGCGGACAACGCCCGCGCTTTCTCGGGGCTGACTCGCCGCGCCGCTCTGGCTGAGGCCGCGCGGGCCACGGCGGACATGGAGTGGGAGGTTCTGGACGACGCGCTGTCGGCGCGTGAGCGAATCGGCGGCGGCCTGGACACCGAGGCGCAGCGGCCGGAAGTGAGCGACCGGACCTTCCGCGCGCTGACCGAGCTGCGCACCACGACGGTGCGCGACATCACGCGCCGGGCGGCCTCGGTCCCGCAGCTGCGGACCGTGCGGCCGAATGCGCCCATGCCGGCCCTGGTGCTGGCCTATGACCTGTTCGAGGACGCCGGCCGGGAAAGTGAGATCGTGACCCGCAACCGGATCCGCCATCCCGGATACCTGCCGGCCGAAGAGCTGGCCGTGCTGGAGCGCTGAGGTATGGACGAAGAAAATCAGGTGCGGGTCCAGGTGGACGGCCGCGACCATGCCGGCTGGCTGGAGGTGGAGATCTCCGCCAGCATCGAACGGCAGGCGCGCTCCTTCACCCTGGCCATCACCGAGAGCTGGCCGGGGGCCGCGGCGCAGGCCGGGCGGGTGCGCCCGGGGGCGACGGCGCGGGTCTTCATCGGGGCTGACCCGGTGGTGACCGGCCATGTCGACGCCACGCCGATCAGCTATGACGCCGGGCAGATCCGGGTCAGCCTGCGCGGCCGCTCGAAGACCGCCGACCTGGTGGATTGCGCACCGGTGGAAAACGGCGGGCAGTTCCGCAACCGGCGTGTGGAGCAGGTAGCGCGCGCCCTGGCGCGGCCCTATGACGTGGAGGTGCGCGCCGATGTGGCGACTGGGGCGGCAATACGTGACCACCAGGTAGAGCCGGGAGAGACGGTCTTCGAGTCCATTGCCCGTATGCTGGAGCTGCGCGGCCTGCTGTCCACCGACGATGCCGAGGGCGTCCTGGTACTGACCCGCGCCGGGGAAGGCCGGGCGGCCGATGCGCTCGAGCTGGGCCGAAACGTCCTCTCGGCCTCGGCTGATTTCGACATGGTGGACCGCTTCAGCGAATACCGCGTTCTGGGCCAGCAGGCGGGCAGCGACCTGGATTATGGAGAGACGATCAGCGGCGTGCGCGCTGTGGCGGAGGATCCCGCCGTGCCGCGCCGGCGGGTCACCGTGATCACGGCCGATGGACAGGTGGACACCGGCACGGCGCGCGAGCGGGCGCGCTGGACGGCGGCGAAGGCAGCGGGCGAGACACAGCGGGCACGGGTGCGCGTCCAGGGCTGGCGGCAGTCCGACGGACGGCTGTGGCAGGTGAATGAGCGCACGCGCCTGACCTGCCCCGTCCTGGGCCTCGATCGCGAGATGCTGATCGCCGAGGTGACCTATCGCCTGGACAGCGCCGGCACCACGACGCGCCTGAGCCTGGCCCCGCAGGAGACTTTCGAAATGCCACCGGCCAAGCAAGTGGCGAGCAGTGAGTCCTCGTCGCCCTGGGGACTCGGTTGGGAAGAACCATGAGCAACCGGCAGATGAAACACCTGCTCTCGCCGATCCGCCGGGCAATACGACTGGTCCTGTCGCGCGGAGTGGTGACCGCGGTGAACGCCGGCCTGAAGATGCAGGGCCTGCAGATCAAGCTCTATGCCGACGAGGTCAAGGGCGACCTGGAGCACTTCGAACCCTACGGCTTCACGGCGCATCCGCACTCTGGGGCCGAGGCGCTGGGCGGCTTCTTCGGGGGCGACCGCAGCCATGGCCTGGTCATCACCGTGGCGGACCGCCGCTATCGCCTGCGCAACCTGAAGGCGGGCGAGGTCGCCATGTACGACGATCTGGACCAGGTGGTGCACCTGACCCGCGAGGGGATCCGGATCTATTCGCCCATGGACGTAACCGTGAAGGCGGACAATCTGGCGCGCCTGGAAGGCGACGTGGTGGAGATCCATGCCGCCACGAAGCTGCATTTCGACGTGAACGGCTATGGCGAGGACTGGGTGCACGACGGCGCCGCCTGGCGCGTCGACACCTGGAAAGACGGCAACGTGGTGAGCGGCAGCAGCAATCCGATCTCGCCGCCCGAGCACGAGGGATAGGCCATGGCGTATGCAACCGACTCCGCGACCCTGGAGGTGGCCGGACAGCGCCTGTCCCTGGACATGCGTTCCGACGATGCGCTGACCCGCGCCGTCCTGATCTCGCTGTTCACCTGGCGCCGTGCCCGGCCGGACGACCGCCTGCCCGACGACCGGCGGCACGGCTGGTGGGGCGACACCTACGCCACGGTGAACGGCGATCGCATCGGCAGCCGCCTGTGGCTGTTGACGCGCGAGAAGCTGACGCAGGAGACCATCAACCGCGCACAGGAGTACGCCGAGGAGGCGCTGGCCTGGATGCGCGAGGACGGCGTGGCAGCCCGCATCTCGGTGCAGGTGGACCGTCGCGGGCTGGACCGCCTGGACCTGCTGGTCCGGATCTGGCGCCGCGAAGGCGACCGGCAGCCGGTGGAGCTGCGCTTCGACAACTTCTGGCAGGAGATGCTGAATGCCTGAGACAGGCTTTGACCGGCCCGGCCTGACGGACCTGATCGAGCAGGTGCGCGCCGACATCCTGGCCCGCAGCGGGCAGGACGAGACCCTGCGCCGCTCGGACCTGGAGGTGCAGGCCCGCGTCCAGGCCGGTGGTCTGCATGGTCTCTATGGCTACCTGGACTGGCTGGCGCGCCAGATGCTGCCCGACACGGCCGAGGCGGAGATCCTGGACCGCCATGCTTCCTGGTGGGGCGTGGCGCGCAAGGGCGCGACCCGAGCGGAGGGGCGCGCATCCTTCTCCACCAATGCCGGGGCGGAGATCCTGGAGGGCACGGTACTGCAGCGCGAGGGCAGCGACTTCGACTTCGTCACCACCGAGTCCGCCACGGCCACGGGCAGCGAGACCGAGGTGGCGATCGAGGCCGAGGAGGCCGGACCGGACGGCAATTTGCCGGAGGGCGCGGTGCTGTCCCTGGTCTCTTCGATCCCGGGTGTGGGCGCCACCGCCACTGTGATCGAGCTGACCGGCGGCGCCGATGTCGAGAGCGACAGCGACCTGCGCGGGCGCCTGCACGACCGCATCCGTCGGCCGCCGGCCGGCGGCGCGAAACATGACTATGTGGCCTGGGCCCTGGAACAGCCGGGCGTCACGCGCGCCTGGTGCTATCCGCTGCAGCTGGGCGTGGGCACCGTCGGCGTGACCTTCGTCATGGACGAGCGCGAGGACATCATCCCGACGCCGGCCGATGTGGACGCGGTGCAGTCGGCCCTGGACCTGCTGCGCCCGGTCACCGGCGACCTAACCGTCTATGCCCCGCAGCCGGAGGAGGTCGAACTGACCATCCAGGTCAACCCCGATACGCCGGAGGTGCGCGCCGCGATCGAGGAGGCGGTGCGCGACTTCATCTTCCGGGAGGCCGAGCCCGGTGGCACGCTCTATCTCTCGCGCCTGCGCGAGGCCATCAGCCTGGCCGCCGGAGAACGTCGGCACGACCTGATCAACCCCGCCGCGGATATCTCGGTGGATGAGCAGCATATCTCGATCTTCGGCACCATCACCTGGGAGAGCCCGTGATGCCGCTGCAGGATCTGGACCGCGACGATTATTACCGGCAGCTGCTGCAGCTGCGCCCGCCGGGCCCGGCCTGGCCGGCGGAGGATCCCCTGCTGGAGGCCATCGCCGAGGGACTGGCGACTGTCCATGCGCGCACGGCGGACTTGATGGACGAGGCCGATCCGCGCGCCACGCTGGAGATGCTGCCAGCATGGGAACGAAACGCCGGCCTGCCCGACGATTGCACAGGCCCGGCGGAGGGCCTGGTCGCTCGACGCGAACGTCTGGTCCAACAGCTAACCGAACAGGCCGGGCAGAGCCGGGCCTTCTTCATCGAGCTGGCGGAGACTCTGGGCTACCCGGATGCAACCATCACCGAGTTCCGGCCCTTCAACTGCCAGTCGGATTGCGACGACAGTCTGGACCCCGACCCCTGGCGCCATGCCTGGCGCCTGAACCTGCAGCAATCGGAAAATATCCATGACTTTACAGCGACGTCCGGTTGTGACGAGGCGCTGCGTGTCTGGGGCAACGAGGTTCTGGAATGCATCGTCCGGCGGCTGAAGCCGGCCCACACCAATGTTCTCTTTGCCTATGGAGTGAGTGAATGAAACGCATCGACACAGCCAATGTCGAGCCGGATAAGTTCGGGTCCGGCAAGAACGGTTTCCGCAACGGGGATCCCCTGGCGGGAACGCCGGCGACGAGTCTCTCCGCTTCGTTCTTCGACAGCATTCAGGAAGAGGTCTGCCGGCCTGTGGAGAGAGCCGGGATCTCGCTGGATGGTGAGGTCTATGAGCAGTTGACGGCTGCCATCCTCCGCCTCGCCGGCACCCAGGCGACGGCGCTGTCGTCCAACACCACTCTGGGCCTTGGCCATGCCGGCCTGGTCCTGGTGGACGCGAGCGGCGGCAACGTGACGCTGACGCTTCCCCCGGCCGATACTTTAGCCGGCCTGCGCTACACGATCCTGCGCACCGACGACAGCGGCAACAGTGTCTCGATCGAACCCGACAGCGGGGCCGGTGATGCCGTCGCCGGCGGCACCAGCCTGACCGTCGCTTCGGGACAGACCGTCATCCTGAACTCCGACGGCACGAGTGGCTGGCGGAAGGTGATGGATCTCAGCGATTATCTTAGATCATCTCAACTAACGGGATCTCTCAATCTGAGCGACCCACTTGGTGAAAGGGTCAGCTCAGAGATCGCCGCGGTAAATATGATTAAAGGTCTTGGGATTGGCGTTGATGATACAGAATCATTGGCCAGCACTCCTGCAGACTGGCGAGGTGTGCGAAGTGGCTTTTATAGATCTGGCGGTGGAGACACTGGACCATATTCATCGGTCGGCTCATTTATCTTAGTCCGCGGTTACACAAATGGTGAGAATGAAGGAGAACAATGGCAATTATATAATAATCGTTCGACAAATAGGTTTTTCTTTAGAGGATACGATATCGCTTTGAAGCAGTGGCTTCCTCCAGTAGAAGCCTTTACTGAAAAAAATATCGTCGGTGGAGTTTCGCAACAAAACGGCCTGCCAACGGGCGCCGTGATCGAAGAAGGCGACAACGCCAATGGACGATACGTCAGATTCGCTGATGGTACTCAGTTCTGCTATGGCGAAATTACTTTAATCTATCAGGGTGATAACTGGAGATTATACGAGGACTGGACTTATCCGGCGGTCTTCGCGGGCGATACTGCGCGCCCAATCGCTTCAACAGGTGACGGCGGGTCGGTTACGCCAGCTCTGCGAGATCTTACACACACACGTGTGTTGAACGTCACTGACACGGATTGCCGTGTCATCCAATACACCAATACAGATAACTTCGCCTCAGGCGATACGATCCAATGCGGCCTGATCGCGAGCGGGAGGTGGTTCTGATGCACCTGATATTTTTGCCTCAACGCGCGGACAGGGAAGTTACCTATGCGCGCGACGGAGACACTTTCCTAATCGACGGCGAGGCGATTGACCTGTCCGGAGACTGGGCGATCCTGGAGCCGGATGTGGAGGGCGAACCGCTGGAGCCGAGCGGCAACCTGCTGGCCGGGCGCCGCGAGAACGGCGAGATCACGCTCACGGTAAGGGCGCCGCACAAGCCCCAGGCGGAGGAGTCCGATCGCTATCCCGTCCCGATCAATCTGGCTGACGACGAGAGCATAACGCTGAGCGGCATTCCGCCGGAGCCGGAGCCGCCCGAAGATCCCGAAGGTACGGAAGAGGAGCCGGCGGAATGAAGAAAGTCAGCACCGCAGACTATGAGCAGAGGCGTTTCGAGCAGGTCAGGACCATGAAGCTGGCGCAGATCCGGGCGGCCTGTGACCGCGCCTGCGCCGGCCTGAAGGCGCCCTACAGCGCCACCGAGATGCAGACCTGGGAACGCCAGGAGCGGCAGGCGCGGGCCTTCATCGACGACAGCAATGCGGACACGCCGCTGCTGGACGAGCTGGCGACCAAGCGCGGCCTGAGCCGGCAGGAGATGGCGGACAAGATCATCGCCAAGGCCAATGCTTTCGAGACCGCGGCGGCGGAGGCCATCGGCACGCAGCAGGCCCTGGAGGATCAGGTGGATGCGGCCACGACGGTCGCCGAGATCGAGGGCATCACCTGGCCGGAATCAGGAGGAAGCTGATCAAATTGACCGGCGCCTAATACGTTAGTCCATCCGGGTCAGTGGGACCGATCTGGTCGATCCGGATCCAGCCATCTCGCCCGCCGGCCTTGTCGATGCCGACCTGCATGTAATCGCCTTTGCGCTGGAACTCCACCAGCTTGCGTCCGATGGCGATCACGAACTTAACCTCAGCGTCGGCGCTGGGCCCTTCACGCACTTCGGCCTGAAGGGTGTCGACATAGTGGAAATCGCCGGGCGCGGCCGAAGCCGAAGCGGCGAACAGACAGACGAGCAGTACAGTCAGGATGCGCATGGGCTTGCTCCCTTCACACGCAGGGTCAATGGGACATTCAACCCTGCATCAAGCGCCAGGACGATGACCACTATAAATCGTGCCTGCAAGGCATTGGGCTGACCTTCACCTGAACAATCTGAAAGCGGAGGCGATCGCATGCACTTGATCTGGTGGCTGTTTCTCATGGCCTTGGGGCGTCTGCCCGAGCCGGACCGTCGGCGTTTCGAGCATGGTTTCGGCTGGTGGGCACCGGCCATGCGCCCGCACTGGCGCCGGTTGTGGCGAAACCTCTGCAGCTTTTGGCGGCCAAGGGCCTGGGCGGACCTTTTCCATTCCATCGAGAATATTCCGACGGAATGGGCCAGGCAGGATCCGCAGCGGGCGCAGAAGTATTACCGCAGCGTGGTGCACTACCTGCTGATCGCCCTGATTGTCGTGGGCTTCGTTTGAACCGACAGGGGACGCTCGCGTTTCCAGGCCGCCGGGGGGCGGCTTTCTTTGTGTCTGCAGCTAGGGGGCTGGATGGAGACCTATCAGTTCTGGGGGCTTTTGCTCTCTGCCGTCGCAGTCTGTGTGTCCATGGCCGGTTTGGGAATCGCCTTGCTGCGGATCCTGCACAATCAGAACCGGCGCATCGACGACCTGCGCGAGCGGGCCCACGAGCAGACCGACGCGATCTACGCCAAGATCAACAAGAATCGCGAGGTCGCGGAGCAGCGCTTCGCCACCAAAGACAGCGTCCGTGAGGGCATCGAGGGGCTGTCAAAGCAGCTCGACAAGATGGACCGGCGGATCGAGCAGATCTGGCACTACGAACAGGAACGCGACCGCGACCGGCGCCTGGCCTCGGACGGTGCCGGCAACCGCTAAAGGAGAAAACCATGAGTGAAGTCATCGCCGTCAGCCAGGGCCTGAATCTGCTCTGGCTTGCTATCGCGCTCGGTCTGCTGTTCGGGACCCTGCGCGCCTTCGACCACTTGCTGGGGATCAATTTCAAGGCGCACATCTATGAAAAAATCGAGAGCGATCCTATTGGCGCTGGCCTTTACTTTGGTATGCGCTTCCTTGCCATCGGCATCGTGGTCGCAGCCGCTCTACAAAACTGACTACGACTCGCAGATCCAGCGCACCGTCGATCGCTACTGGCCGGCCTGGCCATTCTGGCGCAGCTGGAAGGCGCAGCTTTATCAGGAATCCTTGCTGGATCCCGAGGCTGTCAGCCCTGTCGGCGCAAGGGGTCTGGCGCAATTCATGCCGGGGACCTGGCAAGAAGTGGCGGCCGAGCTGGGCTATGGCAATGTGAGCCCGCACATGGCGGGCCCGGCGATCGAAGCCGGGGCCTACTACATGGCGAAGCTGCGCAAGATCTGGTCCAGCCCGCGGCCGGAGGAGGCACGGCACAAGCTGGCGCAAGCCAGCTACAACGCCGGTGCCGGGAACATCATCAAGGCGCAACGGCTGTGCGACGGGGCGCTGCTATGGCAGCGGATCCGCTACTGCCTGCCCCAGGTCACCGGGCACCACAGCCAGGAGACCATCACATACGTCCGGCGCATCGAGCGCTGGTGGCGGATGCTGGAGGGGCGGCGATGATGACAAAGGTCAAGGCGCTCCTCGTTGAGGATATTGATGCAGTCCGAGTAACGCCAGGCGCTTACGAATTCACAGTGCGTCATGGCGAGGAAGATCCCTGCGGGATGATCTTTAACTGCCCCTGCGGCTGTGGTCGCGAGGGCTATCTTCCCTTCAAGCCAGAGCCGTCACCCTCATGGTTGTGGGACGGAAACCGCGAGGCGCCGACGCTGAGACCGAGTGTGCTGCAGATCGGTGGTTGCCGCTGGCACGGCTTCCTGACTGCCGGTGAATGGAGATCCTGCTGATGATCGGGACGATCGCAAGTGTGGCTTGGGGCGCGCTGAAGAGCTGGAAAGTCGCGCTCGGCGTTGCGGCCGCCGTGGTGGTGCTGGGCCTGGGCGGCCTGCTGTGGCTGGAGCGGGCGGAGAACGAGCGCCTGCAGTCGGAGAATGCGACGCTCGAGGAACGCTTGGACACGGCCGTGGAGGCAAACCGGCGCACGGTCGAAGCCTTCGAGGAAGCATCCAGGCGCCATCGGCGGACGCAGGAGATCCTGGCGCAGGAGCGCGACGAGCTGGCCGAAAGGCTGCGCAGCCTGTCGAGGATCCGTGAGGAGATAGGGAATGCGAGCAGTGAAGAAGACGATGCGCCTGCCGGTCCTGCTATCCGCAGTGCTCTTGACGGGCTGCGCGAGCGAGCGCGTGGTGACGGAGATCCGGACTGAAAAGCAGGAGGTGCCGGAGAGCCTGCTGACCTGTCAGCCCAGCCCGGTCCCGCCCGAGGGCGACAGCCAGCGCCAGGTGGCGTACTTCATCATCGATCTCTACGAGGCGGGGGAGGACTGCCGGGCGAAGCTGGGGGCGGTGCGCAAGGTGGTGCGGGAGGAGCAGGATTAGACCCTCCGTTTCTGCCCTCTGTCTTTTAGTGACCCATCCGGTGGCGAATGCTTTGCCCGAGGGATGAGTTCATGCAACCCAGTGCGCCCCCTCAATATAAATGCCAGTCCCAAAGCTTCCCTCTCTGGTCTTCAGCACATCCTCAAGGTTTTCTTGAACGATAGGGTTGTCCGCATTCGATTGCTCCCAGCGGCGCACCGCGTCTGAGATATCATTGCAGAACTTCCTAAGGTCGATCTGTAAGGTCTGCATCTCTTCGTCCACAAACCCCTTATTATTGTGCACGAAGTTATCGGTATTAGGGGGAGAAAAAACATACCTCAGTGGCTTGTTTCGTTGGGTTGTTTGCCCTCGATGAGAGAGGCCGTTGCGCATGTAATATAAATCAGTGCCATCGAGTCCTATATCCCAATCCGGCAAATAAGTCTCTACGAACCGCTGAAATACGCGTTCGCCGCGATTCTCTCCCTTCGTTGAAAATAGATCTGACTGCTCACATCTGCCGCACACCTCCGGCAGTGTAACCGTAGCAGCAAGAGCCGCATAAGAGGCGCCAGCATCAAGAGCCCGTTGTATATCTTGCAGTATCATTTCCATCGACGAGACCTCCATCTGCACCTGCCAAGTCCAACTTTGGTCCAGGAAAGCAAGTTGTTCAATTCCGTATTAGTAGCACCCACGCCACCTTCCATGAAGACGAGAACGATGAACAATTGACTGACGTTTCTTTTCAGTTGCATCGGCCGACCTGGTCGGCAGAGTCCATAACCGCATGCCGGTGAGCCTGCACCCGGACCAGGAGGCGCCCTGGCTGGCGCTGAAGAAGACCAACCTCGGGAGGAGGACTGGGGCGCGTGAGCAGCTGGTATTGGGGGAGTGA